CGCGCCGCCACCTCCGCCGGCGAAGCCGCTGCCCACGTCCGTCCCATCGAGCGGGACCCGCAGAAGGGGCGATAGATGACTGAGACCACCGCGACCATGAACGCGCTCGACCGCGCGATCCTCGCTGTCGCCCCGAGCTGGGGACTCAGCCGGATCCGGGCGCGCGCGATCGCCACCACGCTCGCGCGGCACTACGAGGCGGCGCAGGGAGGCCGGCGCACGACGGGTTGGCCGCGGAGCGGGGCGGACGCGAACGCAGCCGCGGCACCGGCGCTCGCCACGCTCCGGGCGCACGCGCGCGATCTCGTGCGCAACAACGCCTGGGCGCGGAGGGGCAAGCGCGTCATCACGAACAACACGGTTGGATGGGGCATTACCCCCAAGGCGATCGGCGGTAGTGAGGAGCTCGCCGCCGCGTGGAAGCGATGGGCCGGATCGACAGACTGTGACGCTGACGGACGTCACACGTACTACGGCCTGCAGGCGCTGGTATTGAAGACCGTCGCCGAGGCAGGGGAGGCGATCATTCGACGCCGGCCGCGCCGCGCCGAGGATGGACTCACGATCCCGCTCGCGCTCCAGGTGCTCGAGCCCGACTTCATCGACACCTCCAAGGACGGGCTCATCGGCCAGCAGGGCGGGCCGATCATCCAGGGCGTGGAGTTCGACGCCATCGGCCGGCGCACGGCCTACTGGCTCTTCGACCAGCACCCGGGATCCGGGCGGCTCGGGACGCTCGTAAGCCGGCGCATACCCGCGGAGAACATCTGCCACGTGTTCTACGCCGAGCGGCCAGGCCAGGTCCGTGGGGTGTCCTGGTATTCGGTCGCTATCGTGAAGCTCAAGGAGTTCGACGAGTACGAAGACGCGACCCTGCTCAGGCAAAAGATCGCCGCTTGCTTCGCCGCCTTCGTGACCGATGTGGACGGGGCGGGTGCGCCGCTCGGTGAGGCGAGCACCACCGATCCCCTGGTCGAGACCCTGGAACCGGGGCTCATCAGCAAGCTCCCGCCCGGGAGAAACGTCACCTTCGCGAATCCTCCGCTCGCTGGCGAGGACGGCTTCAGCGCCCGCACGCTGCGCTGGATCGCTACCGGGCTCGGCACGACCTACGAGGATCTGAGCGGCGACTACTCGCAGGTCAACTTCAGCTCCGCCCGCATGGCGAGGCTGTCGCACTGGGCGAATGTCCACGACTGGCGATGGAACATGCTCGTGCCGCAGTTCTGCGATCCAACGTGGAGCTGGGCCATGGAAGCGGCGGCGATCCTGGGCCTCGTCGACGAGCCACCGCTGGCCGAGTGGACGCCACCACCGATGCCCATGATCGAGCCCGACAAGGAGGGCCTCGCGCTCTCCCGCCTCGTCCGCGCGGGCGCCATGACGCCCTCCGAGATGGTTCGGCAGCAGGGCGAGGACCCCGAGGCGCACTGGCAGGAGTACGAGGAGGACATGGCGCGGCTCGACGCGGCCGGGATCTGGCTCGACTCGGATGTGCGGCGGGTGAGCCAGGCGGGCCTGACGCAGGCGCGCGCGGGGGCGCAAGGATCTGGCGAGGAGGAAGCCCCAGCCACTCCAGCGAAGAACGGGAACGGGAAGAACGGAGCGGCCCGCGGGAACGGGGTCGTCTCCCGGCCCGAGTGACCTCTCTCTCGCGCCGTGCCCTTGACACCTGCTCTCTCGGCGTGCCAGCCGGGAGGGTGAAACCGCCGTCCACGGCCACCCCGAGCGAGCGTGCGGTCGAGCGCGTCGAACGCGAGATCCCGCCCCTCTCTTTCCGCGCCGCGATCCGCCCCGACAGCATCAACCCGGAGAGGCGCACGGCCGAAGTGATCTGGACGACCGGCGCTCGGGTGCTCCGCGGCTTCTTCGATCGCTACTACGAGGAGTTGAGCCTCGACCCCAAGCACGTACGGATGGCGCGGCTCAACAATGGCGCGCCGCTCGTCGACTCACACAGCCTCTACAACGGGGTACGATCCGTGCTCGGCGTCGTCGAGTCCGCGAAGCTCGAAGCGAAGCGGGGCACGGCCGTGGTGCGCTTCGCCAAGGCCGAGGACGATCCCGAGGCCGATGCCGTCTTCCGCAAGGTGAAGGACGGGATCCTCCAGAACATCAGCGTCGGCTATCGCATCTACAAGCTCGAGAAGATCGAGGACGGTGCCGCTCAGATCCCCGTCTACCGCGCCACCGATTGGGAGCCGCACGAGATCAGCATCGTGCCGGCAGGCGCCGACGACGGCGCTGGCTTCCGCGGCAAGGACCACGCGCCCAATCCGTGCGTGTTCGTCGAGCATCACCAGGAGAAGAGGACCATGGACGAGACCGAGACCACGACGGCGAGCACCGAGGCGGCCGGGGCGGCAGAGGGAGCCGGGGCAGTTCCTGGTGCAGCGGGTGCAGCGGCCGAGGCCACGCGCGCGAACGACGCCCGCGTGACAGATCTCGCGACGAGGGCCGAGCGCGAGCGCGCGGGCGCCATCCGCACGCTCGTGAAGCGCGCCCGGCTCGGCGACGAGCTCGCGACCGATCTCGTGACGAGAGGCGTCACCCTCGATGCGGCGCGGGCAGCGGTGCTCGACAAGCTCGCGACGGCCGACGAGCAGATCCGCACCGAGCAGCACGTCCGGGCCGAGGCTGGCGAGGACGAGGCGGACAAGTGGCAGCGGGGCGCGGCTGCCGCGATCTACCAGCGCGCGATGATGGTCGAGACCATCCGCGCCGCGCAGAAGATCCCGATCGCGGCCGAGCAGCTCCGCGACGTCGCCCTCGACCCGGGTGAGTTCCGCGGCATGAGCCTCGTCGATCTTGCGCGCGCGAGCCTGGAGCGGCGCGGCGTGAAGGTCCGCGGCCTCGAGAAGATGCGCCTGGTGGGCGAGGCACTCACGTTCCGAAGCGGCCTCAACACCACGTCCGACTTCGCCGTGCTCCTCGAGAACGTCATGCACAAGACGTTGCTCGCGGCGTACGCGACGACGCCCGACACCTGGCGGCGGTTCTGCACCACGCGGTCGGTGCCCGACTTCCGCGTCTCCAACTTCTACCGCAATGGATCGTTCGGCACGCTCGACTCGCTGAACGAGCACGGGGAGTTCAAGAACAAGAACATCCCGGACGGCGAGAAGACGACCATCAGCGTCGGGACCAAGGGCAACATCATCGGGATCACCCGCCAGGCCATCGTCAACGACGACCTGGGCGCGTTCAACGACCTCGCCACCAGGTTCGGCCGCGCCGCGGCGCTGTCCATCGAGTCCGACGTCTACGCGCTCCTCCTGCTCAACTCCGGTCTCGGCCCGAATCAGGCGGACGGACAGCCGCTCTTCCACGCCAATCGCAAGAACATCGGCACCTCCGGCGCGATGACCGCGGCCACGATCGACGGCTCGCGCGTGGTGATGGGAGCTCAGAAGGATCCCTCCGGGAACGAGATCCTGGATCTCCGCCCGGCAATCCTGCTCGTCCCCGCCGGGCTCGCCGCGACGGCGCGCGTGCTCAACGGCGCGCCCTTCGATCCGCTCGACAACAAGTTCCAGAAGCCGAACCCGGTGCAGGGGCTCTTCCGCGACATCATCGACACCGCGCGACTCACCGGCACCCGGCACTACATGCTCGCCGAACCGAACGTCGCCCCCATCTTCGCGGTCGCCTTCCTCGAGGGCCAGCAAGCGCCGGTGCTCGAGTCCGAGCTCGGTTGGCGCGTGGACGGGACCGAATGGAAGATCCGGATCGACTACGGCGTCGCGGCGATCGACTGGCGAGGCGCAATCACGGCGCCCGGCGCGTAGTCGAGCGCGACCCCTTGGCCCTGGGACCCTTCTAGGAGAACGAGATCATGGGCAGAACCTACGTGCAGCCGGGCGACGTCCTCACGCTCACCGCTCCGACCGGCGGCGTCGTGAGCGGGACCCCGTACAAGATCGGCCAGCTCCTCGTCATCGCGATGGTGACTGCCGCCGAGGCCGCCGCGTTCGAAGGCATGGTGACGGGCGTCCACGACCTTCCCAAGGTCTCCGCGCAGGCGTGGACCGAGCTCGCGCTCGTCTACTGGGACGACACGGCGAAGCTCGTCACCACCGTCGCGACCGCGAACCTGCTCATCGGCGCAGCCGCGGCTGCAGCGGCCAATCCCTCTGCGGCCGGCCGCGTCCGGTTGAACGGCTACGCACGGGCCAACGAGGCGCCGTAACCCTCATGGCCTGGCCGGCGCTACTCGCGGCTGCTGACCGTGCCGTGCTCCAGCAGCTGGGCGGCACCGTTCGGTACGCGCCTTCCGCTGGCCAGGCCGTGGACGTCCGCGGAGTCTTCGAGGCCCTGTACGTCCGGACCGAAGCGGGGCAGGCGGGGGTGGTGAGCTCGGGTCCCGCGGTCTTCCTCCGGCTCGCGGATCTGCCCTCCGACCCCGAGGACGACAGCCCGACGATCACGGTGGAGGGCGTCGAGTACAGCGTACGGGAGCCGCAGAAGGACGGACAGGGAGGGGTGCTCTTGCTCCTCCACAAGGTGTGAGGCATGGCGATGCACCAACGGCAAGCGATCCGGGAGGCGGTCAAGGCGCAGCTCATCGGCGTCGGGCCGAACGGCTACGACTACCGGACCGCAGCCGCTCTCCGCGTCCACGCGACGCGGGTCCTGCCATGGAAGCGGGGCGAGCTGCCGGCGATCGCGGTCTACATGCTCGAGGAGTCGGTCAACCCAGAGAGCAAGGCCACGGCACCGCGCGAGCTCACGCGCACCGCTCAGCTCGCGATCGAAGCGGCGGTGACGGCGGGCGACAACGTGGACGATGCGCTCGACGCCATCGCCCTCGAGATCGAGCGGGCGATCCACAGCGACCAGACCTTCGGCGGCACCGCGAGCGACGCGGTCCTCGCGACGACCGAGCTCAACGTCGCCGAGGACGGGGAGCGGCTCGTCGGCTTCGCGCGGCTCACGTACAGCGTCACCTACTACACGTACGCGCCGGAGGCGGCCGACATCGTGCTCGACGACCTCATGACGGTGAACGTCCGGACGAGCCTTGGAGGCGCGGTGGCGCCCGCCGACCAGGCCGAGGACGTCCTCGAGAACCTCCACCTCCAGCCGTAGGAGCGATCCATGATGGTGAAGCCCAGGCCCGGCGTACAGGTGCGAGACCCGCGATCGCGGCGGCACATCCCACAGACCGGGATCGAGGTACCGGACACGGACACCTATTGGGTGCGTCGCTTGCTGGACGGCGACGTGGTCGTGCTGCCCCCGGCTCCCAAGCTCGAGGAGAGGGGATAGGCCATGTCGATCGCGTTCCAGTCCATCCCCTCGACGCTGCGTGTCCCCTTCGTCGCGGTAGAGTTCGACTCGTCGCGCGCGCAGCAGGGCCCGGCGCTCCTGCCCTACCGCGCGCTCATCGTCGGGCAGAAGCTGGCGGCCGGAACGGCTGCAGCGAACTCGCTCGCGAGAGTCACGAGCGCCGACCAGGTGGCCGCGCTCGCCGGCCGCGGGTCCATGCTCCACCGCATGGCGAAGGCCTACTTCGCGAACAACCGAGTCACCGAGACCTGGGTAGGCGTGCTCGACGACAACGCCGCCGGCGTCGCGGCGAGCGGGACCATCACCGTCTCCGGCCCGGCGACAGCGGCCGGAACCATCAACCTCTACGTCGGCGGCGACCTCGTCCAGGTGGCGGTGGCGAGCGGCGACACGGCGAACGCGATCGCCACCAACATCGACGCCGCCGTGAACGCCGCGCTGGACCTGGCTGCGACGTCCACCGTGCTCGCGAACGTGGTGACCGTCACCCATCGCCACAAGGGCGCGGTGGGGAACGACCTCGACATGCGCGTCAGCTACCAGGACGGCGAGCAGTTGCCGGCCGGCGTGGGCGTCGCCGTCGCCGCCATGGCGAGCGGCGCGACGAATCCCGTGCTGACCTCGCTCCTCGCGGCGCTCGGCGACACCTGGTTCCAGGTCTGGGCGCATCCGTACACCGACGCGGCCTCGCTCACCGCGATCGAGGGCGAGCTCTCGAGCCGGTTCGGGCCCATGCGGATGATCGACGGCGTGGCGATCACGTCCGCGGCCGGCACGCAGTCCGTCCTGGGGACGCTGGGCGACACCCGGAACAGCCCCCACTCGTGCATCGTCGCACAGCCGGGCAAGAACCCGCTCACACCTCCCTCGGAGTTCGCCGCGGCGGTCGCGGCCATCGTCGCCTACCAGGGGCCCATCGACCCGGCGCGCCCTCTCCAGACGCTGCCCGTGAAAGGCGTGAAGGCGCCCGCGGAGGCGGACCGCTTCACTCTCACCGAGCGCAATCTCGAGCTCTACGACGGCGTCGGCACGACGAGGGTCGCAGCAGGCGGAGAGGTCCAGCTCGAGCGCATCGTCACGACCTACCAGGCGAACGCGGCCGGCGCGGCGGATACGTCGTACCTCGACGTGACGACGATGCTGACCTTGCTCTATCTGCGCTACTCCTTCCGAAACCGGATCCTCGTGCGCTACCCGCGGCACAAGCTCGGGAACGACGGGACCCGGTTCGGCGCAGGGCAGGCGGTCATCACGCCGAAGATCGGGAAGGCGGAGGCCGTGGGCTGGTTTCGGGAGATGGAAGAGCTCGGTCTCGTCGAGGGGTTCGAGCAGTTCAAGAATGACCTCGTCGTCGAGCGCAACGCGAGCGACCCGAACCGTCTCGATTTCCTCCTGCCACCAGACCTCATAAACGCCTTCGTGATCGGCGCGGCGTCCCTGCAGTTCCGCCTGTAGAAGGAGCGAGCGGCCATGTCGCAGCGTAGAGGCGGGATCATCCAGCTCCAGGTGAACGGGGAGATAGAGGATGCGAAGGGCAACTTCACTTTCAACATCGGGCGCAACAAGCGCGAAGCGATCGTCGGATCGGACACCGTCCACGGTTACAAGGAGACGCCCCAGGTCCCGTACATCGAGGGCGAGATCACCGATCGCGGCACTCTCGATCTCGGCAAGCTGGTGAGCCTCGTTGACGCGACGATCACGCTCGAG